CTACCCGGGCGGGGCGGCGGCGGGAGCGGCAGGCGCGGGGTTTTCGTCCTGCAGGTACGGATTGTAAATACCGTTGGCGACAAAATCCCGGCATATTCCGTCGTCCATGTCGCGTATCGGCGTCGCCTGATCGGTGTAGCAAGTACAGCCTGTGTCGGACTGCACGCAAGCGACCGGGTAAGGCATCGTGGTGATTTGGGTGTTGTGGGGCGAATAGACGGGTGCCGTCCAAGGCTTGCCGGGGATGGCCGGCGTGTACATCTCGGCCGTTATGACGGGACGCTCAACCGCGGGGGCAGGCGCTGATGCGGACGGGTAGTAGCCGCCGGCATCCGGCTCGCTTATCGCTAGCGCTGCACGCTCCCCTGATGCCTGCGGCTTGGCCGCCTGCGCGGCCTGCACATTGGGGGCGGTGTGCGCGTCGTAACGGCCTTTTAGCACGTACACGCCATACACCGTGGCGGCAAGCGCGATGGGTAGGACGTACACGCCTTTCGCCAACTTACCCGAAACCACCGTATGCTCTTCGGCGCTTTTATACATTCCGAAGGCTTTTTTCGGCAGAAAAAACACGCTCGTCGACGCCTCTGCTATGTCCCGGCGGGCGGCCGGGTTTTTGGCGCCGCCGCTATTCCAATAAAGCATCCGCCGCAGGCCGATAAGCGTCTTGCCGATGTGCCGGTGTTCCCCGACCAAGTCGCGCACATTGGCGTCAATCAGGCGCGGGTTCTGCGTCAACAGAAAGAAGTCCAAGCCGCGGTGGCGGTGGGTTTCGAATTCGGAGACGTAGGCCGGCACGTCGCTGCCGCTGCGGCGCGGCCGGAAAACCCTCTGGCACTCGTCCATCACGAACAGCGCACCGGTGGGCGCCCATTCAGGCCAGGTTATGGCCTGTTCTTCCGTAATGGCCTCGTGCGGTACTTTCAAATCTGGGATGTTGAAAACGTACAGCGGCCGGTCTTTCAAATCGGCACGGGTCATCAACTGGTGAACCATCCAAGCAGTTTTACCACTTCCCGGCACGCCGGTAATCAGGCTAATTGGCATTTCATTTTCCTTTCATGATTGTGCCCAGCTTGGACACGGAGCGATAGGTCACAACAAAGGCGACTGCCCCGAATACCCAGTTAAGCGCCGTGCCGACGCCGCCGATAAGCAGTATCTGCAAAGCGTCGGACGGCAAGGCGTTCCAGCCTGCCAAGGCCTGCCGGATGAATTTGCGCTGGATGATGTCCAAGCCGGCATAGGTAACCGCGCCGATGCCCAAGGCGGCAATCAGCTTGCCGGCCACCGTCATTAGCACGGACGTCAGCATTGTGCCGATAGACAACTTACTCATTTACCGTCCCCCATACCATCCACATGGCCGCTGCCATGCCCAGCAGCACGATAATCGGCCGCAATTTGGACGCGATGTCGCAGGTCGGCTCATAGCTCAAGGCCACCTGCGTTTTCAAAACCGTGACCACTTTCGGCGCGGGGCATACCCCGCTGTCGCCGAAAATGCTCGACGGGTTGAAGTCCAACCCGCGCGTTTGCGTAGGCAGCACAGGATCGGTGTAATCGCCGCTGCCCATATCGGCGCACATCAGACTTCCCGGGTTCTGGGCGCAAACGTCCGGCTTCGCTGCCGTGCTGCCTTCTTTGGCCGGCTGTGTGTTCAAGTGGCCACTTGATCCGGCCGTCTGCCCGACCTGCTGGCGGGTCGGCGCTTGGGACGTGTTGGCGGCCAAATCAGGCCGCTGCACGGTTGATACGGTAACGCTGCCGTCGGGATTGACGGTAAATTGCGTCTGCTGCGCGGTGCTGCTGCCCAATGGGGTATAGGGAGCAGTCAGAAAGGTGTTGTCCGCAGCTGTGCCGCTTACCGTTGTTTTGCCGCTGCCCGGCGGAAAGGCGCCGAGCTTCTGCAGGGCGTTGATCAAGTCGGTATTGTTGCGCTGCTGATTATTCAGCAACTGCTCAAGCGCGGAGATGATGGCGGCTTCAGACGGGTTTATTTCTGACAGCTGCGGGGCAGCTTTGCTGTTGTACTCAACAAGCTCCTGTTTTGTTGGTGTTTTATAAGCAAAAGAGACAAAGATGTTGCCCGCAGGGAAACTGTAGTTAAAGCTGTAATTGCCCAGCCGTTCGGTAAAAGACTGCCCCTTGTCATTGATGGAGTGATAGCCGTCAAATCCGTTTGGAATGCCAATATGCGGGACAACAAAAGTCTCTTTAGTGCGGTGCGCATTACTGGGATGGTCTTGGTTGATGGTTATGATGGTGTAGGCGTATGGGTTGTCCGTCGGCACGGGCCTGTGCCGCTCAAACTGCTGACGGGCTTGCGCCATGGCCTGCTGCTGCAGGATATTGGCTACATCGCCCAAGGCCTGCTGCTCGCCGCTGTTAAGCATGCCATTGACGGTGCTGCCTACGCCTGTCCAGTCAAACAGCTTGGCAGTGGCATTTGCCACTTGCCCCCAGTTGCCCTCTTCAAAACCACGGCTGTACATATCGCTTACGCCTTCGGCTTGCAGCCGTGCCAAGTGGCTGGTTGCAATCTGCGTTACGATTAATGGCCCGCCCAGGCGGGCAATCTTGCCGGCGGGCGGAAGCTGGGTAACGCTTCGGACATTGCCGCGGGCTACGTTGCCGTAACCGTCTGTAAACTGGCTGGGCATATTGCGAAAGCCGTTAAGGTTTGCATCCGTCCGCCCGATGCTGCTGAAACGGTTGTCCATTGCGCCGCGCGGTATTTCCACCGTAACGCGCCCATGCGGCCCATTAACCGTCTGCGTCAACGGGAAGCCGTTGGGACTGCCCGAAATCGTCTGACTGGCCGGCGGCGGCGGCGGGGGCGGCGGCACGTCGGCCGCCGCCGGCCGCGGCCGCGCCACAGCAGAGAGACAAAGGGGCAGCCCAATAGCAAACCGCTTAAAAATTCCTGCGTCATGTTTATTCCCCATCTTGATAATCTCCTGCCGCGCCTTGCTTAAGCATGCCGATAGCGACGCGGAACACAAAGGCGACGAACATCATGCCCACCACGTAGGCGGCCACGGTCAAGCCGTCATCGAAGTCTTCCATCGGGTCGCACTCCGGAAAGGTCAAAACTACCGGCTGCCCGCCATACTGCCAAACGGCACCATGTTTCACAGGGTGAGACATGTTGCCGTCTGAACGGATGGCCGGCACCACCTGGCTAAGCACGAAGTCTTGCGCGTCCGCCTTATCGGCGAAGCAGCGCGCGCCCACGCGGTAACCGGTGCCGGACACGATTAGCCGCCCTTGCGGAACAGCTTCAAGCCTGCGCCGAAGACGACGCCGACCACCACGAAGCCGACGACTACGCCGCCGATGGTGTACAGGTCGGCAGTGCCGTCGGTCACAGCCTGGTTGCCGCTGATAGCTTCAGCGATTTTGCCGGCGGACGCGGTAGCGGCCATCATGGCGGTGGTGGCCGCAACGGCCAACTTCTGTTTCCAGTTTTTCATTTCAGTTCTCCAGAGCAGCAAGATTCAAAGATTCGCGGGGCTGCTCCTTTAAATCCCGCAGAATTGCGAAAAACTCAGCAGCGGTCTCAAGCAAAAGATTCCGCGCCATTTGAATATCCAATCTCAACTCGTCCAAGGCATTAGGCTCATCAGCCAATACACCCGAAAAGGGAATCTGATAAGCGTTCGTGTACGCCCTTGCGATAGCGTCCCGCATAAACTCGTCAACATCGTGCAGGTTGCAAATCGCGTTCCACAGGCGCGCCTGAACATCATCGTTCATCAGAGAAGTAGACAACATCTTTATACCCCCGCAAAAACACTTGAATGGTTACCACCTGGTCGCGCTTGAGATGCGCGTACTTCTCCGGCTGCTTCGTGCGCACTTCGCACAAGTCCGTGCCGCTATCGCTGCGGATCAGGAAGCCGAGGTAATGAACCTTGCGGTAGCTGCCGTCGTCGTTCTTACGCTCTTTGACGAATTCCCGGTCAAACATGCCGGTAAGAAAAAAGCCTTGTTTTGCTGCGTCTGACATATCAGTCTCCAATTAACACGCGAGTATCGTTTCCCGGTTGAGAAACGCCCATTTGCTCCCCAAGATCTCGCGCAACACCTCAGGGTAATTTGATTCGCACAGCGGCACGTGCGGCCGGCAGGCCTGTGCGTAGCTGTATTGCCGTTTGGCCAAGCGATACTGCTCGACCCACTGAACCCAGTTACGCAGCTTCTGCCGCCACAGTGCAGAAGCAGCGCTGACGAACTGGAAATTGCTGGTCGCCGCTTTCCACGGCAGCGCCTTGTCGTTCGACGTCTGGCATAGGCGGACGCCTTTGTCCGCTTCTTTGCGGCAACCGATATGCTTGCCAATGTACTTGGCGACGTAGGCGGCCAAGCCCTTAGAGTTGGTCTTGACCGGCAGCAGCTCGGGGCGGCCGAAGCCGTAGCGGGGCATCGCTTCGCGCAGCCGCTTCCAATGGGCGCGGATGGCGGCATTGGCGCTACGGTAATCCTTGGCGGCGATGGCGCGGAAGTTCAGGCCGCGGCGGATGTTCTCGCGGGTCGCCACAATCAAGTGATAGTGGATGCGGCCGGACTTGGTGCGCTCTATGACGCGGATATAGTGCGGGTAATGGTGCCGCAGGAAGTTTGTGCGCAGGCTGTTGAAGCGCCGCTGTGCTTCCTTCGGGCATTGCACGTCGTCGGCAAAGGTCAGCGTAAGGAAGCCCACACGATCAAGGCCGAAACGGTCAATGAAAGCCCGAACATTGAGCTCCAAAGCGTAGGCGGATTTGCGGTATGAAGTAGAAAAGTCATTCAAACCACCTTCGGGCGCTTGCGGCCTTGCCGCTTTAAAGCCCGTTTCCACGGGCTTTTCGGTTGTCCCGATTGAGTTGTTACTATTTAGACAAGGAAGGCGACCAGCGCCGTACACCTTGGCAACGTAGTGCAGTTTCGACCGCTGTAAAGCTGTGGCTTCCTTGATTCGCATTTCTCATTTTCTTAGAAAATAGATTTGCCGCGAATCATAGATACGCAGAATCTATATTGTCAAGAAAATATTTACCAAGCTTCTAAGAAAATGCATTATTAGAGACACCCAACCACAGGAAGCAGCACATGCCAAGCAAACACATCCAAGACCAAACATGGGAGCGCGTGAAAGAGCAGTACGTCCGCGCCGTCGTAACCACAAAGGCGGGATTCAAAGAAACGGAAATACTTAACCTACTGATTCTCAAGGGAATAGACAACATCACAGACGAAGACTACATCCGCGCAGCGTCAAAAAAAGTCTAG